ATTTATTATATTATGAATATAAAACTTACAGTGAACAAGTTTTTAAAATAAAGAAAACAGGTACTGGTTTAGAAAAGTCATTAGAAAAGCCAGATACTTTTGCTCCACCTGAAAATGAAAACTTTGATAGAGTATCAAGATCAATAGAGGTATTATACAGTGGGTGTAAAGTACTAGGATACGATATGATGTTAGATTGGAGAATGGCAGAAAACATGACAAGGCCAAAGTCTAATTTAGTTAAAGTAAATATGAACTATAACATATGTGCTCCTAAACTATATAAAGGTCGTATTGAATCTTTGGTAAGTCGTATGATGGGTTTTGCAGATATGATACAGTTAACTCATTTAAAAATACAACAGGTAATATCTAAAATAATACCAGATGGGGTTTATTTAGATGTTGATGGTATAGCCGAAGTAGATCTAGGTAATGGAACTAGCTATAATGCTCAAGAAGCTTTAAATATGTACTTTCAAACTGGTAGTATACTAGGTAGATCAATGACAGTTGATGGTGATCCTAATCCTGGAAGAATACCAATACAGGAATTACAGTCTAACTCTGGTGGAAACAAGATGCAATCATTGATACAAACTTATGAGTACTATTTAAAAATGATAAGAGATGTGACCGGGTTGAATGAAGCTAGAGATGGTAGTACTCCAAGTTCAGATTCTTTAGTAGGTTTACAAAAACTTGCAGCTGCAAATTCAAACGTTGCAACTAAACATATTTTAAATTCTTATCTATACGTAACATTGAGAACTTGTGAAAATATAGTTTTAAGAACTGCTGATAGTATTGAATTTGCTTTAACTGAAGAAGCTTTAAAAAATAGTATATCCACTTGGAATGTAGGACAGTTAGCCGATTTAAAAAATATACATCTATATGATTATGGTTTATATTTAGATTTAGTTCCAGATGAAAGAGAAAAAGAACAGTTAGAAGCTAACATACAAGCAGCGTTGCAACAAGGTAGTATAAACTTAGAAGACGCGATAGATGTTCGTGGTATAAACAATTTAAAACTAGCTAATCAAACTTTAAAGCTTAAAAGAAAATTAGCTGCCGCTGCGGCGCAAGCTGCTAATCAAGCTAATATACAAGCACAAGCACAAGCTAACGCTGAGTCAGCTGAAAGAGCTGCTATGGCTGAAGTTCAAAAGAAACAGGCTACTATGGATGTAGATGTTAAAAAAGAAAAGGCCAAATCTCAATTTGAAATAGAACGTATGAGAGTTGAAGCTCAAATTAAAAGAGAATTAATGGAGCTAGAGTTTAATTATAACATGCAACTTGGTGAGCAAAAAATACAAAGAGAAGCTAACAGAGAAACACAAATTGAAGATAGAAAAGATACTAGAGCTAGAATAATAGGCACACAGCAAAGTGCTATTGCTAATCAAAAACAAAAAGAGCTTAACGCTATAGATTTTGAAAACCCATCATCTATAGAAGAATTAGAAGACCCTATTGATGGTTTATTAATGGATCAATAGTATTATTAATTATTATATTTTATTATGTCAGCACAAGCAGAAAAGGAGACTAAAGCTCCGCTTAAAATGAAAAAAAAGGTAGGTAGACCTAAAAAATATACCGCAACAAAAGAAGTAACAAAAGTAGATTTAACTAAAAAAGAAGAAGATGCCATTCCAGAGCAAAGCACAGGAAACGTGGATGCGGTTGAACAAGCCAAAGATGTGGAAAAAGTGGAGGCAAGAACACCCGAACCAAGACTTGAAGAAGTTACCGAAGAAAAAGTCGAGCAGACAAACGAAGATGCGAACGAGGAAGTCACGGTAATAAATGAAGTTAAAGAAGAGGTTAAAGAACTAACACAACAAGTAGATAAAGCTATAGCAAGAGAAGAAGACACAGGTGTTAAACTTCCAGAAAATGTTCAAAAGCTAGTTAGCTTTATGGAAGATACAGGCGGCACAGTGGAAGACTACGTTACTTTAAATAAAGATTATAGTGAGTTTGATGATAACTTACTAGTAAAAGAATATTATAAAAAAACTAAACCACATTTAGATGATAGCGAAATATCTTTTTTAATGGAAGATAAATTTAACTATGATGCTGAAGTGGACGAAGAAAGATTTGTACGTAAACAAAAACTAGCGTATAAAGAAGAAGTTGCGAAAGCCCGAACTTTTCTGGACAAAATGAAAAGTAAGTATTACGATGAAATCAAGTTGAGGCCATCCACTACTCAAGAACAACAGAAAGCTATGGACTTTTTCAATAGATACAACCAAGAACAATCAGTAGTAGCAGAAACGAGAAATAAATTTGTGAAAAATACTAAAGATCTTTTTGATAACGAATTCAAAGGTTTTGATTTTAACGTTGGAGAAAAGAAGTTTAGATATAAAGTATCAAATCCATTTCAGGTAGCTGATAATCAAGATGACGTTGGTAAGTTTGTAAATAAGTTTACAAATAAACAAGGTGAGATTGAAGATCTTAATGGCTATCACAAAGCGTTATATGTTGCTAGAAACGCAGATAGAATAGCAGAACATTTCTATGAGCAAGGCAAAGCCGATGCAACTAGAGATATAGTTTCTAAAATCAAAAAAACATTAGACAATGCTCCTAGACCGAGCAAACGAAACAAATGTCATGCCTAAATGGTTAGGAAAGTAAGAGCTATAAGCGGTGCTGATTCTTCTAAGTTGAAAATTAAAAAAAGAACATAAATAAAAAAATAAATTATGAGTTTATCAGGAGGAGCCGTTCCACCTAGCATAACGCCGATGCCTCAACAAGTAACGGTGCAAGACAATTATATTGATTTTGCAGATGGAGCTTTTGACACTTGGGCACAGCAATATTTGCCAGAGCTTTATGAACAAGAAGTGGAAAGATATGGTAACAGAACGTTATCAGGATTCTTAAGAATGGTTGGCGCAGAGATGCCAATGACATCAGACCAGGTTATCTGGACTGAACAAAATAGATTACACATCGCTTATGATAACGTAGCTATCGCTGCTGGTGGTGGTGGTTTTCCAGAGTGTACAGTAACAATAACTAAAGGGCCTAACAACCCTGCTAGTTCAGGTATTAGAGTTGGTAACACAATTTTAATTTCTGACAACGCTACAGGTTTAGTTACAGCAAAACTTTTAGTAACTGCTTTAGCTGCTACTGATGGTTATACTTTAACTTGTCACGCTTATGAAGCTAACAACTTAGCAAGCTTAGCTGGAACTAACAGTGTATTTGTATACGGTTCTCAATTTCCAAAAGGAAGTAATGGGATGAAAGGTGCTATCGAACCAGTTGTAACAAGATTCTTTAATTCACCAATTATCTTAAAAGATAACTATGAATTAAGTGGATCTGATACAGCTCAAATCGGTTGGATCGAAGTTGCTACAGAAGACGGAACATCTGGATTCTTATGGTATCTAAAATCAGAAGCTGAAACAAGATTAAGGTTTCAAGATTATTTAGAAATGGCCATGGTTGAAGGTGTTAATAACGCTAACGGTGGTACTTACGGTGCTCAATTTGGAGATGCTTCAGCAACTTCAATTCAAGGTACTGAAGGTTTATTTGAAGCTATTGAAACAAGAGGTAATATTTACTCTGGTTTTGCTGGCGCTGCTGCTCCAGGTTCTGGTGCATTAGGAGATTTCGATGAGATCTTAAAGCAATTAGATAAGCAAGGTGCTATTGAAGAAAACATGTTATTCTTATCAAGACAAACTGCTCTTGATTTTGACGATATGTTAGCTGCAGTAAATGGATCTTTCAATTCATCTCAAGCTGCTTCTTACGGTCTATTTGACAACGAAGCTGAAATGGCATTGAACTTTGGTTTTTCAGGTTTTAGAAGAGGTTCTTATGACTTCTACAAAACTGATTGGAAATACTTAAACGATGCTACAACTAGAGGTTTAGATAAAGCAATTGATGGTGTGATGATACCAGCTGGTACATCTACAGTATACGATCAAATGTTAGGATCAAATATCAGACGTCCTTTCTTACATGTAAGATATAGAGCTTCTGAAACTGAAGATAGAAGATTTAAAGCATGGATCACTGGATCTGTAGGTGGTGCTTACACTACTGACTTAGATACAATGAGAGTAAACTTCTTATCTGAAAGATGTCTAGTTACACAAGCTGCTAACAATTTCGTATTGTTTAAAGGAGCTTAATCATTATTAACCTTTAAATAATAGAAATTATGGCAAGTTTAGTTAAAATACCCTATGGCGAATTAGCGCCACTACCTAACAGTGCACCTGCGTTTCTTACTGTCAATGTTGACGGAGTATACAAGGTTATAATTGATGGCACTGATGGAATTAAATTGTACTATGGAGATGAAAATTCTGCTGGTACGTTTATGAANGCTGTCTTGAACTTTCAAGGCGNNNCATCAGTTGTTGCTCAAGATATAATTAACTTTCAAAACATTATAGCAGAAGCAGCTCAAGCACCTTTAGGAATACCAACTTTTGAATTAGTTGGAGATGACGGAACCGTCAACTATCATTTAGCAGTGTCAGCACCGGTTACTTTAGCCGCTGGATCACCTGTATAATCTTTAAAATTAGAAATTATGAGTAATTATTTAAAAGTAGAGATGTTACAGTCTGGTGCAGTACTAGGTACTGATGCTTTGACATCATCATTAACAACAGATACAACTGGAGCTACACCCGCCACTTATTCAAACTTAACAGTTGCAGCTGGCGATTTAGTAGTTAAAGATAGTGCAAATGTTGTTAAAGGTTTAGCACAACCTATAAAACTAACAGTAGTAATTGGCGGTGGCCAAACTACTATTGGTGGTACAGGTGGTCAAATCAATGTGATAGAAGCCGGTGAAGGTTTAGTTGCAGGAGACAAAATAGACATTCTAGCTGCAAAGTTAGGAGGAGCTAGTACTCAAGCACAAATAACAATACAAGCTTCAGATTTATATTCTGGAACTGGAACGTTAAATGAAGCGGTAAGATATATACCTTGTGATAATGCAATGTATATTGAACCTGTTAGCGCTACATCAGCTGAGATTATTCAGACGGTAGACGCAGATAAATATACGTTTGTATTTGGTAACCCATTTTCTAGTGAGTCTTCACTTGCTGGACAAATGAGTAACAAAGTATCTTCGTTATTACAAAACCCATTAAGTCAAGAAGAATTAGATTTAGGTATAAAGCCTATATCTATAGTTCTTACAACTTAATAACAATTAATGCTAGGGCGCTACGGCGCTCTAGCTTTTATTATATTATATTATATTATGGAAACACAAACAAAAAAGACTCCAGCAAAAAAAGATAATTGGGAGTATAAAGATAGAAATTATTATTTAATAGGAAACAAAACACCTTTAACTTATACAATACCTAGTAAGCATTCAAAAAGATACCCTTGTGTTTGGTTTGATTCAGATAAAGGTTATGAAAGAGAATTAAGATATGCTACTAATCAAAGGTCCATTTTTGCAGATGAACAAGAAGGACAAGCAACTTTAAAGCATATTATATTTGATACTGGTCACTTATTTGTTCCTAAAGNAAAAAGAAATTTACAAGAATTTTTAGCTCATCATCCTCATAATAATGTTATTTTTAAAGAGTTTGATGCTGTTGAACAAGCTGTTGATGAAGTAGAAGATTTAGAACATGAGTTGCAAGCTATGAATATGGCTTACGAAATGGATATAGATCAAGCAGAAGCAATACTAAGAGTTGAAATGGGTAGTCAAGTATCTAGTTTAAGTTCAAAAGAATTAAAAAGAGACTTACTATTATTTGCTAAAAAACAACCTTTATTGTTTTTAAATTTAGCTCAAGATGAAAATGTTGTATTAAGAAATTTTGGTATAGTCGCAACAGAACAAAAGATAATAAAACTTTCTGAAGATAATAGAAATTTTATGTGGGCTAGTAATGGTAGAAAATTAATGCAAGTACCATTTGATGAAAATCCTTATTCAGCTTTAGCCGCATGGTTTAAAACTGATGAAGGTTTAGAAGTCTATAGATCGATAGAGAAAAAACTAAAATAACAAGTGATTATAATT